CAACATTGATCAACGTGTTTGGTTTCCACAAGCCCAGATCATTCTCATGACCAATAACTACAGCGCCGTAAGTTTTTGATCTAGTCCGCCTGATAACGCCTTCCCATTCCGCCCTTAATCTTGCTTTTTGTGCTGCGCTTGCGTTTTCTGATTGCAAAATAAACTGGCGGCTTTCTCTAATTTCGTTATCAATATACTCACCGGACTGATTAACTACTTGCTCTGTGTCAAATTCTCCAGCTTCATTAAGCGCTACCAGGTTATATTGTGAACGAGTTTTATATCGATTAAAGCGCGTTGTAAGGTCTTTGTTGTAGCTGGCTGACTTTATGTTGTTATCATTAGCGCCAATAATATTTTTTAATGTAATATCTAAAAGTGAGTCAGATGGCTTTATAATATCAACGTTGCCAACGTTTGATGCTAGCAACACAGCTTTCTTACGTGCAAGTGTTTCTATGAAATCAAAAGCGTTCTGTCCAATGCTAGCTGATAGTTTATCTTCTGCCGGGTTAAACGGCGTTAATCCTACATTATCAACAACGGATATATCAGCGCCAATATTTTCAATTACTTTTTCAATAACTTGTTTTAGCGTTGCCGATCCGGTTATCTTCACGTTTTCAATAGTAGAATCAATAATGTCGCTTGTCTTGTCTCGCCCTTCAATTGTGATGGTGTGCATACTGTCAGCGTAATCAACCGTTATGATGTCAATAAAGCCATCAATAACTAATTCATCATTAACGGTTATCTTGCATGATTCGCCGCCCTTAAACGGAAGGCCAGCGCTTTCAACATCAACAGCGTTAAACAGGAACGACCCTGCTAGGCTATCCATCGACAAGATAACTTCTGCTTTTGTAAAATTAGCATAAGAAAACCCGTCTACTTGCAGGGCAATCATACTGAAAGCACCTTAATATCACCAGCATAGAAGCTAACATTAGGATTGTCATTTAGTTCAATGATATCAATTCCTGAGTTATCGTTGCCGTAATACTGATAAGCCAATGCCCTGGCTGTCGTTTCTGGCGTTCTTACTGTTATGACTTGATTAGTTGTTAGCTTAATAGCATCGAAAAGGTTTTGAACATCTCTGCGTAAGTTTGACAGCGGCTCAAGTTGAGCCACGTCCAAATCCCTAGATACTTTATTGAACTGGTTTTCTAATAAATCAGCCGCTGCAGTCACGTCATCTGTTGTGTCGTAAGTTACTGATACAGCGTTTTGATATGCGTAGCCCAAAGATGCGGTTTGCATGTAAGATTTTAAAACAGCCTTGTTTTGGTTTCGCTCAATAATTGACGATGTAACAACGTTAGGCGACTCACTGGCATCATCATCAAAACCAAAAAATCCCTTAAAAACTTCAACGGTTGATTCTGCAGAAGCGTATAACCCGTTTACGGTAAAGAATAAAGTCCTAATGCTGTCAGCTAAATCTTGAGGCGCAGTTGTTAAGCCCAAGATACTAGATGAGAAATCACTGACCAGCCCGGAGTAGCCATTTATTTTATCTGTTACTTGTTGAATTAAGTTTGCTTTTTCTCGAAACGCTGTATTCATTCGCGCTAATACTTGTGTTGCTACAATAAACGAATCAGGCGTAGATACTTTATATGTGGAAACAATTGAAGCGTCTAAACTATCTTGCAGCGCCTTGTTTGCTGCCTGTACAACGCTTTACAGATGATTGGCTAGCAGTTGGAAGGCCGTTTGTATCGCTAACGTCAAACGTCATTGTAAAATTGGCTTCACCTATCTGGCTTATATCTTCATTTAGCGAGTAGGTGCGAGAAACTATATTTTCAATGTTTCCAAAAAACGGATGAACAAGCAGGCCCGTTCCGCCTTCTTCCAGGGTCAGCCAATAATCTATCTTTCTTTTGCGTATAATTTGGCTCGCTAATAAAAGCGTTAATGGTGTACGCCTTTGGTTTAAACCCTAAATCCTCAATGTTTTGTGTGTTTGAATTGGGGAACTCATGCTTAATATCTTTACGGCCGCCAGCAACGGAGGAACTTTTAATTCTAAACTCTGCGCCTTTGTAGCTTCCTGTGTGGATTTCGTCAATCATCATGGCTGCGTTCTCATAGACATGCCTAAGTTCATTGGATCGCCGCGCCGTTTGGTTGTTGTAGATGAAACAACGCCTTTGGGAGCATTAACATTTATATTAACGTCTGCCTGCGACTTGGCCGTTGAGTTAGCGTCAATGCCTAGCTTTTATCGCCTGTCTCGAAAGTTATCTTCTTTGAAATTCCATGATTTGTTTTTCATGCCGTCGAAACCAAGCGCGGCCATGCCTTCCGCTGCCAGTTTAATGGGGGCGAGCAAGAAATCAACGATCCCATTTGAGATAGATTTTAATGTTTTTATTGCAACGTCTGCGAGCATTGTAAACAGATTGCTGATAGAAGTGACGATGGTGTCAAAATTACTATATAGGCCGTATAAAGCGTTTCCTAGCAATACAGCGCCAGCTATAACAGCCAGTACCGGCAGAGATAATAAGCCAAGCACAGCGGCTAACCCACCAATTATAATTGAAACGGCCCCCACAACTAAAGCAAGCGGGCCAAGTGCGGCAACAACGCCGACTATTTGTAATATTAACTTTTTATTGTCTTCTGACATTGCGTTTATTTTGTTGATTACGTCAATAAATCTTGTTGCTACATCAACCATTACAGGCAGTAAAATCGTGCCAAACTTTTCTTTTAACTCTTTTGTCCGCTCCGATGCTCTGCGGGTTAAATTAGCGTAATCGTCTTGTGTCTTATTGTAATCACCTAAAGCATTCTTGCTCTTGCGTGTGATTATATTGACAGTAGCAAAAGCCCTAGCTTGCTTTTCTGTTAGCTTTATATTTTTAGCCATTAAAGCATTTGCCGCTTCTTTTACTTCTGACTCTAAAATAGATATTTTGAAGGTTTCTTTAAGCATTTTCACGCTCACCAAGCAATGCTTTTGTGAAAGCGTTCATTGTCCTGGCAACCCACCGTTTACATTTTTAAACTTGTCTACATCTGCTGACAAAGCGATCATGCTTCTTGATAGCTCAAGAGCCTCACTTGTTGTAAGACCAAGACCGGAAAGTAAATCGCCCGAATCTGAAAGAAGCTCTTGTGATGAACTTGCGGCTAGATGGAATTGCTTGCCTAGATCCTCGACAACCGTATTCCTTTCGGCCTCTAATCCCGTGAAAACCTCTTTAAACCTATTGCCTACTTCCTGTGCGTTAGAGGCCGCGTCTACTAGAGACTTAGCAGCAAGCGCAAGAGGCACGGTCGCAAATAGGGTTAATTTCTTGCCTGCGTCAGTCATAGACCGGCCAACATTCTTGGCTTGTCTACTAACCGCTGCAAGGCTTTTTTTCAACCTTATAGACGAGCCTGTTACTTTGTCAGCTTGACGACTGAATTGGTCACGTAGTCGTATAAAATAAGATACATCAAAGTTAGACACGTTTGCCCCTCGCCTTTTCTATTTTTTTAGCTTCGGCATTAATAATAAAAACCTCGTCCAAAGGCATTACTCTCAACTCGCTGTAACTAATGCCGCCCTCAAAAAACGCCGCTAACTGCACAAACGATCTTATTAAATCTTCTTCGTTTTGGCTAGTACAGAAGCAAGCGTAAAATTTACCAGATATGTTCCTGTCATTAACTCAAGGTCGTTTTGCGACATTGTATCAAGAATAGGACTGGTTAAGCGCTGTTCACCATCCACCAAAGCAACGCCGCTTTTAAATAACTCAATAGCGGTTAACAAGACAACATTCATATCAACATCAGACATATAAAGCATAGCCATCAAATCACCCGCTTTCATTTCTGGCTGTTCGGTTGATTCTTCCGCTTTGCTGTCACCTTGAAGCGAATTTAAAGCACGAAAAAAAGATTGTTTTAAGAATGTCGTATGCTTCAATTGCTTTGATGAAGGTGCAAACAAAGTAATGAACTCTGCTTGCACCTCGTCGCCGTCTTTAGCATATAAAAGCTGATTATCTTCTAGCTTATAAATTACTTCCATTAAACCGCTGCCGCAGATTGGAACTCAATTTCAACAGTGGTATCACTGCCTAGCGCCACTTCGTAATTTCCCACAATGCCCGCTTTCTTAAACGTGCGTCGAAAGGTTTTGCCGTCACTTGTGCCTGTTAAAACAACAGTGTTTTGATTGCGTGAACTTTTCCAGCCTCGGATTAGTTTCACCATATCTATATCAGGGTAAACCTCAAATTTAACCATGGAGAAAAATGTTTCTAAATCGTCGGTATAAACTGATTCAACAGAAGCGCCGCCAATACTTGCGGCCCGCATGTTCTGTTCTCCGAAGCCTTCGGTATAGCTGACCGAGTTTGGGACAATTGCAATTGGATCGTTATTGACCGTGACAGCGATGTTAGATAGTGGATTCATCAGGTTAACCCTCTGTTGTGAATGCTAGTTGCATAGATACGTTGATAGTCCGTAACTGTGTAACAATTGGGACGACCATAGACACTGTTGCTTTACCTAATAAAAGATCCAAAGTAACAGTAATATTATCGTTAAAATATTGTAATGCTGTTTCGCCAGACTGCAAGATTGTAAGCTCTGCCAAGTCAGCATATAAGTCAGTTAGGAAGGCTTCAATTGATGCGGTGTTAGCCATGTCTCGGCCTCTGATTAAATCGCCCTGCGTCAAGCGAGATTGCGCAAAACGTTTTTTGGTATTCCAGAAATACTCGCGCGCTGTGCTTGCTGTATCGATATAGTTCAGGAACTTAAACGAGCCATCTGCATTGCCTGCGCTGTCTGTTTTGTAAGTCGTTACAACTTCGCCCACAATTGAAGAATTATTGACGCGGTTATTACCAAACACTGTCACACCCGCAACAAGTAACGCCTCAACCTCAATACGGCTAAATCCTTTGCCTAGTCAGTCAATGGTAGGTTAGGTAGTAATGTGTTGAAATACGGCTTAGATGCCAATGCTGGGCCGCCAAACGCATCTAATGTGCCGTTAGCGCTTAACACTATCTGGCTGATGTTTGCGTCAACGGTTAGGCGAAGCGAGCGCTCTGCTGCAAACTGAGCGGCTTTGATGTGAGCCATTTCTACTTTTGACGCGCCTTTATGGTTTGCTGTGTTTTGCAATTCATCGCCTAATATAACCAGGCTTTGACTGTTTAAAGCATTACCGGCCGTGATTAGGTTTGCGTAAGTGTCAACAATTGGCACGATAGCAACGCCGTCCTGAACATCATTTGTGATGTTAAAGCGGGCATCTAAGAATGTTTTAACTGTTGCTAGGCCGGCAGCATACGGCCAAACAATTGTTTGATACCGTTCGTCGCCAATCGCATCTAGTACGCTGGTTAATGTTGGATCAGTTGCGCCACTTGCAAAAGCAGTGGTTGCGCATGTAATGCCAGCGACCGAGCCGATAAACTGCAACGGGATAAAGTTGCCAATTGTGCCGTCATTATCAGCAGTTAGCGTGACCGTTCCGGTTGAGTCTGATGCTGTAACAGGTATATCAGTGTTTGCGTTTATAGCCGTTTCGAGTAAAGCGCCCAGATTTGCAGCAGTAGCACCGACAACAACAGGGATGGTAAACGTATAATCTAGTTTTGAGCCAACAACAAACTGTAGTGATCCTGCTGCTGTAGCTGTGCCGCTTATCGCAAATTCACCCGCCGCTGGTGTGCCAGTTGCGTCATCTAATGAGATAGCGTCAAACTGTGTGGCCTTGTTTAGCTTGCGTGCTGCTTTAAGCATACCAGCAAGCTGTGAGTTTTTGCCGTATAAGCCTTCCCATATTGCAGCATCGTTAGAAATTGCAACATACC